CCACTTGAAGAATATGCGAAACAATTAAAAATCACGAAGGAGGCGTAAGCATATGGAAAATAATAATGATAAAAGAGCATCCCGTGCGAGTCAAACTAGAGAAAAAACATCTCAGAAAAAAGTTTGGACTCCCCCGTCATCTTTAGATGCACCCCCTGCACCAACAGGTTTTGCACATAGATGGATAAGAGTAGAATCTATGGGATTCCAGGATACAAAAAATGTAGCCGGAAGAATTAGATCAGGATACGAATTAGTAAGAGCTGATGAATATCCAGACTCAGATTATCCAATTGTGGAAGATGGTAAATACAAGGGAGTGATCGGAGTTGGTGGCCTTGTGCTGGCAAGGGTACCGGAAGAGATCGCAAAGCAAAGATCTGAATACTATGTCAAACAACATGGTGATAAGGTAGAAGCGGTAGACAACGATCTTATGAAGGAACAGCACCCTAGTATGCCGATCAACGTTGATCGACAGACTCGTGTAACCTTCGGTGGTACGAAGAAATCCTAATATTAGAATTTCTAGTCCGCCGGATAAACTAAACTGTCTAAAGGAGGACAACTACTATGGCAAATAAAGACGCCGCTTTTGGATTAAAATCCATTGGCAAAGTTGGTCAGAACAGAGACAACCAAGGTTTATCCGAATATGATATCGCAGCAAACGCTACAGCGATATTCCAAAACGACCCTGTACAAATGTTAAATACAGGTACGATTGGAGTAGCTGCAGCAGGCGATGCATTAATAGGAGTACTCAATGGTGTATTCTTTACTGACGCAAATACAAGTAAACCTACTTTTGCGAATCATTTAAAAGGATCCAATACTGCAACAGACATTAAAGGATTCATAGCAGATGACCCGTATGAGAGGTTTGAAATACAAGCATCTGGCGCAACTGCAGCAGCAGACGTCGGATTAAACGCTGATATTAGTTATGCAGCTGGTAGCACACATGACTTCGTGTCAGGTGTGGAACTTAACACTAGCGACCAAAAAACTGGTACAGCACAATTAAGAATCCTCGCGATATCTAAAGACCCAGAAAACAATGAAGCAGGTTCTGCTAATGTTAACTTGGTCGTTATGATTAACGAGCACTTCTTAAAAGCAACAGCCGGAATATAAGGAGAATAATTATGGCAATAAGTAGAGGACAATTAGTCAAAGAACTCGAGCCCGGATTAAATGCCTTATTCGGTTTAGAGTATAAAAGATACGAGAATCAGCATGCTGAGATATATACTACTGAGTCTTCAGACAGAGCGTTTGAAGAAGAAGTCATGTTATCAGGATTTGCTCAAGCTCAAGTTAAACCAGAAGGATCAGGTGTAACTTTTGACAATGCTCAAGAGACATACACTGCAAGATATACACACGAAACTGTGGCTCTTGCCTTCGCGATAACTGAAGAAGCTATTGAGGATAACCTGTATGACAGACTGGCTAGCAGATATACAAAAGCATTAGCTAGATCTATGGCAAACACGAAGCAAGTCAAAGCTGTAAGTCCATTAATTAATGGATTTAACACTTTCAAAGCTGGTGACGGAAGCAATTTATTTGCAACTAATCACCCAACTATTGCTGGTACAGTAGCTAACACATTAGCTACAGCCGCTGACTTGAACGAAACTTCGTTGGAACAATCAATGATCGATATTGCTGCAATGACAGACGAAAGAGGTCTAAAAATTGCTGCAAGAGGATTAAAAATGATTATTCCTTCAGAGCTTCAGTTCACAGCTGAGAGATTGATGAAATCTCAAGGTAGAGTTGGAACAGCTGATAATGACATCAATGCATTAGTATCAATGGGAATGTTACCACAAGGTTATGTGGTTAATAACTTCTTAACTGATCCAGATGCGTTCTACATTATCACTGATGTACCAAATGGTATGAAGTACTTTGACAGATCACCTATCAAAACTGCAATGGAAGGTGACTTTGATACTGGTAACGTAAGATACAAAGCTAGAGAAAGATATTCATTTGGAGTATCTGACTACAGAGGTATCTTTGCATCACCAGGTGCTTAATACTAACTAATTTGAGGCGGGACACAATCCCGCCTCATTTTTAAAATAGAAAGAAAAAATGCACCCTAAAAAATTCAGAGTACAAATTTTTGCATATCAAATGCACGCTGATTTTTATATAACATGCATCGAATCGCCCATTGATATAGAAAATGCTATAGTTGACAGATTGGGAAAATCTGATATAAAATGGGACTATCTTGGAGAAATGAATGATCCCAAGATAAAGCGAATAACCTATGAGGAGGTTATCGATGGAGAACATGATGCAACATCTAAACGACCTTTACACGAAGAAAAAGGGTCTGGATCTCGAATGGGAGCAGGAGCATCTTAAAGAGGGTAGATACACCCTCAATATGGTTAAGATTGACAGAAAAGTCAGAGACGTAATTAGCCATATTAAACTTGCAGAGGCTAAAAAAGAGCATATGCAAATTAAGATAGATGAAGCTGCACCTGAAGTTTCTGTAGCTACTTAACAAAAAGCTACATCGTTGGAAAAAATCAATCCACATTACAAGCCCTCTTGCGCTCTGCGTAAATCTAATATATAAATATTATCACTATACAATTATTAAGAACGTAGACGAGTATAGTCGACGGCCTAGAGACTACGTTCGGAAAAACTAGGAGGATAATTATGGCATCAACTACATTTTCGGGACCGATAAAAGCGGGAACGATTAAAGAAACAACTGGAACTACTTTAGGTTCCAACATCAAAAACACAGGACAAGTTGCAATGGCTCAAACATTTGCAGTAAGTTTAGCAAGTGGAGCAATCGCGGCAGCAGTTCAAGACGTTGTGATTCCTGCGAAATCACAAATTATAGATTGTGTTATAGATGTTATAACTGCAGCATCAGGTGCAACTAACATTAGTGTTGGTGACACTGTTGGAGGCGCTGCATCGCTTGTAAATACATTTGGTATTGGTACTACAGCAGGTAGAAAATACCCAACAACTCAATCAGGTGGAGCTTTAGCTTGGGAAGATGTTGGAGACGCAGATATCAGATTAACTTTTACAAACTCAGCGGCAACCAGTGCAGGTGAAGTTAGAGTTACTATTTTGTATCAACAAAATATTAATCTAGCATAATAAATAATTTAGTGTGGGCCTTCGGGCCCACATAAATTTATTGGAGAATTAAATGAAATCAGATGTAAAAGCAGTTAGAAAAACTTCAACGGGAAGTGTGTTTGCTGGTAGAACAAGACTAAGAGGAATTATTTTAGCTTCAACAGGTTCAGCCGGTTCTGTTACATTAAGAGATGGAAACGGAGTAGATCAATTTATAGTTGACGTACCGGCAGGAGATGTTTTTTCTTATAACTTAGCAGAGGACGGAATTTTGTTTGAGGGTGGAATGAATGTTCAAGCAATTTCAAATGCAACTGTTACTGTTGTTATAGATAAGTAGGAGGTTAAATGGCGAATACTACCTCTGGAACAGCAACGTTCGAAAAAGGATTTTCTATTGCAGATATTGTAGAAGAATCCTACGAAAGAATAGGTATTCAAGGCGTAAGTGGATATCAATTAAAATCAGCTAGAAGATCTTTAAATATTCTTTTTCAAGAGTGGTCCAATAGAGGATTACATTATTGGGAAATTGCAAACAACGACATAACATTAGTTAATAATCAAAATGTTTATACAATGTTTAGATCAACATCTGATGGTACATCAAGTGCAACTGCTGTTTATGGAGTAGATGATGTATTAGAAGCATCTTTTAGAAATGCTGATAATGTAGATTTTCCACTAACAAAAATAAATAGATCAGCTTATCAAGCATTGTCTAATAAAACTGATACCGGTATTCCAACTCAATATTATGTACAAAGACTAATAGATAGAGTTACAATAACTTTATACTTAACTCCTGGAACTGATGAAGCAGGAAAAAAATTAAATTATTATTATGTAAAAAGAATTCAAGATGCAGGAGCTTATACTAATGATGCAGATGTACCATTTAGATTTGTTCCGTGTATGATTGCAGGTCTGTCATATTACTTAGCACAAAAATATGCACCAGACAGAATACAAGTTTTAAAAATGTTATATGAAGATGAGTTACAAAGAGCATTAAACGAAGATGGTTCTTCTTCTAGTTCTTTTATAACTCCTAAAACTTATTACCCGAGTGTATAATGGCAAATTTAAGTAGAGGAAAACACGCAAAATTTATATCAGATAGATCAGGTATGGAATTTCCATACAAAGAGATGGTGAAAGAATGGAATGGATCAAGAGTTCACGTATCAGAATTTGAAGCAAAACATCCACAGTTAGAACCAAAAACACATGTAGGTGATCCACAAGGATTACAAGATGCAAGACCGGCAAGAACAGAGCCAGCTACACAAAACTTATTACCTGGAAATCCTTTTTCTTTAACATCAGGAAGTGGAACAGTTACAGTTACTGAACCTAGTCATGGCAGAAGCACAAATGATACAGTTAGATTTAGAAATGTACAAGGGTCTCCAGGTGGATTGACAGCTTCTACATTTGAAAATGGATCAGGATTTAGTATAACAGTTACAGGAACAGACAAGTATACTTTTGCAGCAGGATCAAATGCAACAGTTACAGAAACTTCGGGAGGAATGACAGTTACTGCAGGTCCAGTAACTATAACACCATAATATGGCATACACATTAACAAACTTACAAGATGATATTAGAAACTACACAGAGGTTGACAGCTCTGTTTTATCTTCAGCTGTATTAAATAGATTTATTCAAAATGCAGAAAACAGAATATATAGAGAATCAGATTCTGATGATAACAGATTTTATGCTACATCTAATTTAGCAACCGGTAATAGATATGTAACTATTCCATCTGATTTAAGAATTATAAGATACGTTCAATTGAAAGATTCAAATAATAATCAAATATTTTTAGAAAAAAGAGATACTAGTTTTATGGCTGAATATTATAATACACCGGGAACTCAAGCTGGATTGCCTAAATATTATGCTAACTGGGATGCTAATTTTTGGGTTGTAGCACCCACACCAAATAGCACATATGAAATTACCCTGGCATATATTAAACAGCCAACAAGTTTAACTGATTCTTCTGTGAGTGGCACAGGAACATATCTATCAAATAAATATCAAGATTTACTTCTATACGCTTCTTTGGTAGAAGCTTATGGATACTTGAAAGGGCCGGCAGATATGTTACAATACTACGAAGCGTCTTATAGAAGAGCAGTACAAACGTATTCTATCGAGCAACAAGGTAGAAGACGCAGAGACGAATATAACGATGGTGCTATTCGTACTCCTATAAAATCAGAGTCACCATCAAAATACTAAGGAGATAAAATATGGCAAACATAGTACCTCATTCTTTCAAAGCTGGATTATTAAAAGGAACTTTTAATTTTGATACTTCAGGTAATGGAGGAAACACTTTTAAGTGTGCTTTGTATACTAGCATAAGTAATTATAGTACATCTTCAACAGTGTACTTATCCGGAGTAGGACAAGGTGAAGTTAATCCTTCAGGGACTAATTACACTACAGGAGGAAACACTTTAACAAATACTGGAGTCGATGGAACAACTGCAACATCATTCACAGACTTTGGTGATTTAACTTTTCCATCTGTAACTTTAACTGCTGCAGGAGCTGCAATATACAAATCCACTGGTGGTGGAAATGAATTGGTTCTAGTTTTAGACTTTGGTGGAAATAAAACGGCAACGAATGGTGATTTCGTCATTCAGTTTCCTGCTAACAATTCATCAAATGCTATTTTAAGACTAGGCGACGCGTAATATTAAGGATTAAATAAATGGCTTTTGTATTAAATGACAGAGTTAAACAGACAAGTACGTCTACTGGAACTGCTACTATTAGTTTAACAGGAACGCCCT